GGCCTGATAAGGCTCCTGAAGCTTCTCCGACCGTCTCTGAACATGAAGAATGGTGGCTTACCGAAAAAATTAAAGGCGAAGGGCCTCCACCTGACCATTTTTTGAAAGATAAATATGGGAATATGGAGGAACAGGCAAAATCAATCCATGGGTTACGTAAAAAATTATCGTCATTTACTGGTGCACCTGATGGCGACTATGAATTCACAGTTGATCAAAACTTAAGAGATGCTGGTATTAATGAATTGAAAGTTCATGAGGGCTTTGAAAAAGATATGCTCACGGCTTTCAGAGAAGCTGGTATGAACAATGAGTTTGTAAATAAAATAGCGAATGCTCATGCATTATTTCAACACAAAACTCTAGAGCAGGATAAATTATTGCTCAGTGATTATGATAAGGGACAACGAGAGCTATTGACGAAAAATAAAATTGATATAGATGTAGTTGCTACATATTTGCGCAATCAGGGTGATCCTGAAGTGGCAGATGCGTTTATAAAACAAAATACTATGGATGCTTTAACAATAATGATGTTTGATAGCCTGCGCCAAAATAATACCTATAAGCAGCCGGATTCAGCTAATCCGGCTCCTCAACGCCAATTTAATGCAGCAGACTTAAGAGCTGAACTTAAAGAATCTACGGACTCTGGCGATATTGATAAAATGAATGCTATTAAAGATAAATATATTAAATGTTTTGGAAATAACTAAAAGTTTTGATTGACATTTAATGTACAATGTGCTTAAATGAAGGGCAAGTAGATCAAAATCTATGCTACCTGTTGTCTCAACAGCCCGTGGATTGATTAGTTTCGAAAGACGACCCGCCGCAATGGTGCTACTCAGAAACTCGAAATAAAAAATATTTTTTTTATTGGAAAAAATCAAACATGGAGGTTTGAGATGACTTTATCATTAGCTAATGTAAATACCCGTATGTATGCCGATTTCTTCATCGAAGAATATCGCGGCCAACGCATGCTTCAAGACACTATTTTGGAAGTTCATGGATTCCGGGGCGAAAGCTATACGGTGCCATTGATTGCCACTCAACAATTGATTTATCAAAATCGTGGGGCATTCCAAAGTACCATCCCTACAACTGATATTGATCATACGCCTAGAATTATCACCCCTGAAAAATTCGTATTGAGAACAGACACGGATAAATTCATGCAGGCCGATGTATTGCCAACTGAATTGCAAATTTTAGCACGTGGCAACGCTGAAGCGGCGGGTAGAATCCAAGATCAAGTGATCATTAATGCCATGGACGGTAATGCTGGTTTAACCATCGGAGCGGGCGCGACTAATTTCACATTTACTAAATTAAAACAAGCAGTGAAATTTCTTCAAGTCAATAATGTTAACTTCCAAGCGGGCAATGTTTGGTGTCTATACGAGCCAAATGCGTTTGAATCTCTCAGTAACGATCCAGAAGTTACAAGCCACGATTTTAACACTACTCGAATTTTGCAAGATGCCCGCATCGATACCTATTATGGTGTAAAATTTTTGAGCATGGGAAATAGAGGTGAGGGCGGCATTCCAAAAGCCGGCGATATCCGATCTGCCTTTGTATGGGATATGAATGCGGTGATGGGTGCATGGAATAGAGAGCCATCTATCAATTCTGAATTCCGTATCGAAGTTGACTCTTTCATTGTCGTAGGAGCAGTTGGTATGGGTGCCTTGGTTATTAAATCAGAAGGTGTTGTTCAAATCGATTATGACGAAACTGCTTAATTCATTAAAGAGAGGGTTAAATATAATTCTCTCTTTTTAAAATTTCCATGGAGGGAAAATTATGGCTACAGATATAGAAAAAATTCAAAATTTTGCTGCTTCTTATCAAGCTGATAAGAATAATAAAAGACATTCATATGAATTTCCCACTGACGATTTAGCGACAATATCAGCTGTAGGTTATTTCAATGCAGTTCGAGATAACAATGATCCTTTTATAATTGGCGATCAAATGAATCTTAAAGGTTCTGATGCTGATGGGTTTTTTAAGATAACCGCTATTACGCCAGATGTTACATTGGCTGCTATTGGTGGAGGAGGTCCTCCTTTATCAAATATCGGTACCGTTAATTTTGATGTTAGTTTATTTGAACAAGGATTAAGTGCTCCAACAATGGGATTTGCTGGATCATTCGCTAAAAGAGCACAATTTATTAACGCTACTGATACAGGTCTTTCTTGGCAATTTCCAGAGGATTTTTCTGCAAATACGAATTTAACAATTAATCTGAGATGGTCTCCAACAACTGCAAATGCAGGAAATGTGGATTGGTCTTTGGCATATATTGCATTAGCTGATGGATCATCCGTTACAAGTCCTTCATTTTTTCCTGTTGTTTCTACAGCCACTCCTGGGGTTGCTAATGAACGTGTTACATCAACATTTGTAATAGATGGTGCAACAGGTGGTTTTGATAAAACAAAACATTTTCAAGCTCTTTTAGCGCGAGATAATACATCTACATATGCAGATCCTAATGATCTTTTAAATTTATCTATTTCATATACTAGAGTTTAAAAAAGGAAAATATTGTGGCTACACCATTAGAAATTCGGACAAATTTTGCACACAGTGCGAGAGTTGATGGCAAACCAAAACCCCATGGATATGAATTTGCTGATACGTTGGTTGTGATTGTTACGCCCGCTTATTTTGATCCGGTTAAAGATTTATTATTGATTGGAGATAATATTTCTATTACGGCAAGTGATGGACACGGATATTTCAAAGTAGATTCTCTTACCCCAGTGGTCATTTCTGAAATTGGAAGTACAGCCCCAGGGGGCACGCGCCCTTATGGATCTATAGTGATGAATACTAGTAATAATCTTATGAATACCACCCCTACACCAGCGGTAATAGTAGGCCCCACAACCTTATTAACTTCTAATCAATTTGATATGCCTCAAAATGGAAGGTTGAGATATATAGGAAGTGTGACCACTAATTTTACGGTGCATGTAGCTACCAGTATTCAAGCAGATGGCTCAAGTTCAGCACAATTAGTAAGATTTTTTATGTTCAAAAATGGAGGAAATATAGGTAATACACAAGCTCATAGTTTGAAATTCAGTTTGGATTTAATGAATGTGAGCATGGTGAGTACGCTTAGTTTAGCTCAAAACGATTTTATGGAAATTACTCTGAATACGCCTTCAGGTAATTTCACAATTAATACATGGTATTTAAATTTAGTAATAACACAGGCTGATTAAAAAAGGATATTTTATGGCTACACCATTAGAAATTCGGGCAAATTTTGCCCATAGTGCGAGAGTTGATGGCAAACCAAAACCCCATGGTTATGAGTTTGCTGATACGTTAGCAACCATTCAAGCGTCAGGATATTTTGACCCAATTCAAAGTTTATTGTTGATTGGCGATAATGTTTCTATTAAAGCTTCAGATGGACAATCCCTTTATAAGGTTGTAACCCTAAATCCTGTAACAATATTAGATGTGGCTGGTGATCCCGTGGGCATCAATTCAGCAGGAGGTTATACCGTCTCAGCCCAATCTACAACAGTGGTTGGAGCAAATAATGTTTTTGTCAAAATTCAAGCAACTACTCTGCCAGATCCCGTATTGATTGATTTTACTGCTGGAAGTTTTAATGAATTAACTTATACAGGTGCGGCTCAGGATAATTTTCTGATAATTGTAACCGGCTCAATTGTAAATGTATCACTTGCGACTCCCTATAAAATAGGGGTTCATATAAACGGAGTATTGGATCCTTTAATGCAAGCTGAAGGAAATGTTACAGGTGCTAATATTCAAACAACTTTTGCTTTACAGAGACTTATTCAATTAAATCCTTCTGATTCTGTAGTAGTGCGCGTAACAGTGCCAACGGGCGCACCCAAAAATTTTAATGTTCCTAGATTAAATACACAAATTATAAAAGTATAAATATGACTATACCAACAGCAGAAGAATTAAGAGCCCGATTTGGACAGGTCAAAGGTGGTGCAGATACACCACTCAATAATACATGGGACTGTCAGGTATCGGACACAAGCACCGAAGCTGAGGTTTTAACTGCTGGCTTTTTAGATGCCGTAGTTGAAAAATTAAGAAGAGGGGATCAGGTTATATTTAGGACAAGTAATGGCGGTACTGTCACCACAAATGTAATAAATATTACCCCTCCCGTACAAGTAAAAAATGTGACTGGTAATGGTGTGACTTTTATACAGCCATTTATAGATGGGGCGATATTTTTTGGAGTTACAACCCCTGAATTGGCTGCCCAATCTTTTAATCTAATTTGGGATGACACCAATCAAAATCTAGGAATTGGCGGACCCCCTGATCCTTCAGCAAGTTTGGATGTGAAGTTCACGACGCAACCACTAGGAGTGAGGCTTTCGGGCGGTACTGAGGTCCAGCGAGATGCAATAATATCACCTGTTGAATCATTGATCTTCTATAATTTTATCACCAAGGCATATGATTATTTTAATGGCTCTATTTGGAGATCTTTTATTTATAATCCTGCTCGAGCCAATCTCTATGTAAGTGCATCAGCAGAAACTACCATTTCAACAAGTAATGTATATGTAAAAATAGCTGGCACTACCACTGAAAATTTATTAAGAGATTTTACCAGTGGTGCTGATATGCAGCTTACATATACTGGCACCGAAACACATGTTTTTGAGGTTAATGTTTCAATGTCTTTAGAGTCATCATCAGCGCAGGAAGAATTTCAAGTGGCATTATTTGTTGATACAGGAGGGGGTTTTGTGTTGCATGTTCCTTCAGAAATGGATGAACAAGTAAGAGATGCTAATAAGTCAGATGCACTGAGCTTTAATACATTAATACAGCTTTCGCTCAATGATAAAATAGAATTGCAGGTTAAAAACATTACAAGTCCAGCGTCTATTGATAATTGTACGGCTAATAAGTTGACTTGGATAATTACTCAAAATGGAAGTTAAAGTGATACCGGAAGATTATTTATTATTTAATTCAGTCATTTCAATTGGAACGCAAGCTTATTCTATGCCTTTGCAGGATGTTAAAAATGGTGATACATGTTTTGCTGTTTTAAAAAATAACCCAACAAATGATAATTCTGTGGTGCGGTGTGAGGCACAGTTAGGTCGTATTGAGGTAGATTTAGCAAAGCCGCCTGTATCTGGGGAGTTTTTAAATTTAATGATCGTTAAGCAAAAAATATAAATATAGTTCAAGGATGAATAATGCCAACAAAAGAAGAGATTCTAACCCAAGCCTTTCAGCAACTCGGCACAGAGCCAAGTGATCCTACTTTTACTATACCTAATCCTGACCCTTTAATTGCAGCAGCATTGGCGGCCTATGATACGTTGCTCACTGAAATGTTGGGTGGGCATCCTTGGTCTTTTGCTATGGTCATAGCTGATTTAGTTTTATCAATTGCCCCAAGTCCCCTACCTGAACTATTTCAGTTTGTATATGAGTTACCTTCGGACATGGAAAAATTTGTTACGTTTTTTCCACTGAATTTAGACTATGAACGTATTAAACCTAACCTTGTTTTATCAAGCTTTGATGATCTAAAAATTGTTTATGTCTCTACCGTTGATGAAACGCTGTTTCCCTCATACTTTACGTCCATGATGATTGCGGGGATGGCCGCAAAATTAGCCTTATTGGTCACCCAAAATACCGATATTAAACAAATACGAGATGGAATTTTTGGAAATCAATTGGCATTGGCTCGTAATAGAGACTCTCAATTTGGCCCAAGTCGTATATTTGCTGATATGCCTTTGATAAGAGCGCATACATTTTCTGGACGAGTTGGCAGATGACTACGATTGTAACAAAAAATGATTTTACCCACGGACAATTGGATAGGACTTTCTTTAGCCGCGCTGATCTTGATCTATATAATCGGGGGGCTCAAAGTCTTAAGAATATGGTTATACGAGCGACAGGATCGGCGGAGCGTCGATTTGGAACAGATTTTGAACTTGATATCACCCAAAATGTCTCACCAAATGGCGCGGTTCAATTATTTACTATTACTTATAAATCAAGCACCTTGGATGAGGTTGATGGTTTTAGGTATTTATTGGTGCTTTCAAACAGGGGGACTTTCGCCGAATTAGAAATTTTTAGAATACTCAGTGATAGTCTGCTTTTTATAAAAAATTTTATAGAAACTGATGATACCGTCCCTGTTGATTTAACACCGTTATTTACAGCTTCGCGATTAGAAAATGCTGAAATTAAATTTGCCCAAAATGCTGGATTCGGTGTAATAGTTCATTCACGTTTTGATCCATTAAAACTTGCGGCCATTGGAAATATAGAGACCGATCCCGAGGATCCAGCAATTTGGAAATTAACCACCGAAGTTTTTACACATCTGCCAGCGTTTGATTTCAATGATTTACCAATACCAGGTGGCTACACCGACGTAGACTTTCAGTTCAGTGGTGATCCTTCTGCCATTGGAGCGACTTTGACACTTAATCAGATGGGAGGAGCACCAGCGAGTGTCTTCAATGAACCGATTACCACGCGAATAGGTACTACAACTTCATGGGGTGATTTATTAAAAAATGGCACTTTGGTGGCGACGGGCAACTTGGATGCAACCAATCCTGTAGTACAATTAGGGCTTGCTCGTATTACTGGCAAAGTGAGCGGTACAGCAATAAATGTCACCATTGTTAGCCCATTTGATGCCGGCCTTCAGACCAAGACGTTCAAGGGTAAAGAGGCATTCTTAGGAGAACCAGCCTTCTCTTTTGACCGTGGATGGCCTCAGAGCATCTCTTTCTTTGAGAATAGGCAGGTATTTGGTGGTGCATTTTCTAACCCTCAGACGGTGTTTATGAGCGTTACAGAGGATTTTGAGAATTTTGATACGGGCCAAGGTGACCCCACCGACGCAGTCATAGAATCTTTAGGAGATGGTGGGGTCGATCATATATTAAATGTAGTCTCTACGCGTACCCTTCAAATATTCACGACAGAAGGGGAGTACACCGTACCACAACTCGTTTCTGATGGTATTACGGCCTCAAATGTTTCATTTCGCAAGCAAACAGATAATGGATCAGAGGATCTTCAACCCATTGCACTCGACAATCAGACCTTATATATAAAAAAGGGCGGTAAAGTGGTGATGTCATCTATATATACGGACACCTCTGACGCTTATACCTCGACTAATATATCTATTCTTTCATCTGATCTTATCAAACAACCAATATCAATGGATAAACTTAAAAGCTCTGATAAACGCCAAGAGGATTATTTGATATTAATAAATGCAGATGGGACTTTAGCACTGTGGCAAACTGTTTCTGATCAAAATATTAATGCGTGGACACCTGCTGAAACACAGGGAGAATTTTATCGGGTAGTATCCTCAGAACAAGATGCATATTTTGTTGTAAAAAGAACTATCAATGGTGTCCCAAAGTTTTATCTAGAAAAATTAAATTTTGATAGTCGCACAGATGTCACCTTTTTATCGCCTTCTGGCTTTAATGACAATGTGGCTATTATTCCTGAGTTGGCTGGTGAGACTGTACAAATTCGAGGTAATCCAGATGCCGAATTATTTGGCGATGGTAATGTAGGTATTTTTCCTGAAGATGAAGCCGATCCTTTTGGGGTAATCGAGTTGAGTACCACTTTACGTTCTTATGAGATAGGTTTAGGGTTTGATGTTGAATTAATCGATATGCCGGTGCATTTGGGCACCCAAGAAGGTGATAACTTGTACAGACGCAAAAGATTAAGTAGAATATATATAGATGTTTTCGAAGGTTTGGGAGCATTTTATGACGGCATCCCAATCCCCTTTAACCAACCTGATGCGCCGGTTCCATTTGTGGCACCACAACCTCAAACAAACGAATTTGAGGTTGATATATTAAGAGTAGGTGGATGGGACAGAAGACAGTCAGTAAGAATCTCTCAAAGTGGACCTTATCCGTTAACGGTTATAGGTCTTGGTTACGAAATGACAAGTTCATAAGGATGTGAACCATGGCTACTGCCGGAGCTTTTGCGATAATAAGTGCAGTAACTGCTGTCGCCAGTACAGCGCAAGGTGTAGTCGCGGCCCAAGCGCGTCAGCAGCAATTAGAAGAGCAACAACGTCAGCAACAACTATTAGCCGACCAGCAGACCTCTACACGGCTCCAGCAAATAAAAACCGTTATTGAAACCCAAAGTGTGCAAGCGGCAGCACGAGGCATTTCGACAACGAGTCCGTCATTTACAGCTATTGAGCAAAATTCTATAAATAATTATAGTACTTCAGAAAAACTCAACAATATTGAGTCAAATGCTCGAATAGCTGGCCTTCAGTCACAAATAGATGCAACACAGACAGAGGAAGGCATTGGCATATTCAAGGGTGCGGTACAAGCTGGAGGAGATGCGGCTGGATTTGTTACAACTGAACAGGAATTAGAAACCCCTTTTCAGGCACCACCACAGGCACCGGCTGCCCCTACACAACAGCAGCAAATTCCATCCCCTTATCAAAGACATGTTAATCAAACACAATTTGGCGAGTCCTTTGGTGAAGAAGATTTTGCACGTATTGGATTATTTGGAGAAAGTGAATAATGGCTGATGATCTCGCAACGTATTCGCCGGAGGTAGTTACCCCTTTAGATGTCCCTTCACCGGCTGATATCGACCAACAAACGGCTGATCAATTGGGGCAAATGTCTCAACAATCTAAACAGATGTTTGAGACGATGACAACTGGCCCTTTAACATCCAAATTGGAGAATGAAGCTTTACAACAAGGGAATGCTTTTGAAGCCCCTACAGCTTTTACCCAGGGACAAGCATTAGCTAATCAACAGGCTTTACACCTTAACGCGTTGGCCATGCAATCTGATGCGAGCATTCAATCCAATAAATATATGAATGAGGCCGTGGCTCAAGATGGGTTCACCCCTCAAACATTGCAAGATTATCAACATAATATGCAGGGCTATGCTCAAGGCCAGATGGATACCGCATCTGCTTCTATGCGTCCTTTCGTCCAAGAGAGCCTTATTCGACAGGGTGCATTGACCACTAATGTTATCGGCAAAAAAGTTCAACAGTATAATGTAGCCCAAAATCTTAATAGTTATGAAAATGCTCAACGTCAGGGTTCGGCTGACACGGCTGCCATCGGAACAAATGAATTTTCGGTCGATGAGAGTGATGAACCAGAGAATACCACCCTACCTCAAGCCAATTTACAAGCAGGTTTAACAGGCCGATTGCAATTAACTAATTTAGCCCTTCAGGGTACTTTGATTGGTAAACAGCAAGCCGTTAAAGACCATCATAGTGCCTATGTGGATTATTATCAAAGCTTGTGGAGTGGTCCATACCGTCAGGCATTAGCTAACGATCAGGCGGCTGATTTACAGACTTCGAGCCAAGGGTTGCCGTCTGCTTCAACGCAAGCACAAGATTACATAAATAAACTTTCCGATAAAAATACTAAGGCTGGGTCGCCTCATATCGGCCCACTCGATGTAAATAATATTGTTTCACATTTGAAAGGGATTGAGACAACTTCAAAAGCTCAAGGACAAGAATCTGTTACCGGCAATGATAATGACATTAATAGCCTTAAATTGCAGGCGTTACATACCGGCAAGGTCGACCCTGCACTTTATGGTAAAGTAGCATCAAATAATGGTCTTAGTATCGGGGATATTTCTACACACGTTGGTGAAAATATACAATCTAATAATGTGGCCACTGAACTTTCTGCTCTTCCAGTCGCAACCCAAGCAACGCGCCTTAATTCCCTAAAAAATGGCACCGATGTATCAAGTGCGGAATTACAAAAACTTGGGTTTTCATCTGATTCAGTCTCACAAATAGATAAAGGCGTTATTGGGTTAGTGGGCCATAATCTGTCTTTGGCCTTTGGTAAGAATGCTGATACTGGCCAATACATAGATAATAATCTAGCATGGCAGAAAGTTTTAGGTGATTCTGTTATCAAAAATGCCAATCTACAAAGTGGCAATGATCAAAACATAGTAAAAAATGCGTCATCCATTATTCCTCAATTTAATTTAGAGAAGGACGGCACTATAAATCTTGGATTAACACCGGGCCAAAGTAATGGACTTCAAGCGATTTCGGTACAGAAATCAAATTACATGACGAATACTTTAGGCATTCCTTCTGAATCGGCCTCTTTATATTCCAAATCTCAAAACCTTCAATTAGCTACAAATCTTGAAAAGCAACCGGCAAGTATTCAAGATCAAATTTTACAGAAATATCAATCTCTTTATGGGGGTGCCTATCCTTCCTTTATGCACGGTCTTTTAAAATCGGGTTTTAATCCAATAGGTATGTTAAGCTCGGGAGTCACAGATGTAGCTACAAAACAGGCTTTTGATATTGCATCTTCAACCAATTTTAAAACATTACAAAAACAGGTTTTTGGTAGTGATGAAACTGGAAAAGCTGATTTTAATACTTTGCAGGCCAATGTTAATGATGACTTATCAGATTGGACAAGTAGGGCATTAATGTGGCCTGATGCTAATCGTCAATCACAACAAGAAAATGTTAATCAAACAAGCCAATCTGTATTAAGTGTTGCAATGGCTTTGCATGAACAGGGATTGTCGATTACAGATGCTGCGCAGCAAGCTTCTGATGCAGCTATTAATAATAAATATAGCTATGCCGGCAATACAGCTATTCCAAGTTCTATTACTGTACAGGTGCCTGATCCTCAAAATCCGGGAAAAACTAAACCAATGAATTTTAATATGCCAAGCACGGCGTACACAGAAGATGCATTAGAGACTTTGAAAAATACTTCTATCGCTACCTTAGCTAACAATATGCGTAAGACTAGCACTTCAATAACAGGTAAGCCGGTAAGCCAAGCCGTGGCCAATCAAATGGCTGTAGCTGTGGAAAACAGAGGAGCAAACGCTAGCTATATAAATTCTCCTGACAATACAAGAGCGGTCTTGGTAGATCAATTCCGACAACCATTTAATGTTGCCATAAAAGGGATTCAGCGTCCACTTAGCGTGAATTGGTCAGATATTTTCAATCTACAAGCGACTACTGGACCGGCATTAGCGGTTAGACAAGCAGCGGCTGAACTTCAACAATTAAGATTGGAAGCGGGAACGGGGCCAGTTCCTATATTACCCATAGCGGGAGCTTTTGAAAAATGAGTTTTTCTGAAGAAGATTTATCAACCACTAATCCCGGATCTCAGGACTTATCTGTTAATGAGCAGCAAATTTTAAAAAACAATAATGTTAACCCTAATACATTATCAGATAATGATAATATCCCTGGCACTGGGTTGTATGATGTTACAACTAATACGCCACCAACGACGCTTATTCCTTCGACCACGGAAGGCGATAAAGAAATAATAGATAGCACAAATCTCAATAACTATGAGGGTATTGATCCTACTACAGCCAATACCATTGCACCACTTCCTGATCCCTCCGCAAGTGGCGGCAATAATATTTATGGAGCCTCTGACGGTTTAGCACCGTCTGATCCTACTATAAATTATTTAGCCCAAACTACCACCCCTGTTTTTGAAGGGGCAGCCGCTAGTGCTGCGGCTAATACGCTGGGATTGGTACGGCTTGGACTTAAGGGTATAGGGAATGCTGCGTCTACAATGAATACGCTTGGTTTACCAGCCGCAATGGCTGCCGATGCTTTAAGCTACCCTTCTAATCCTTTGGTTCAAAAAGCTGAATTTTCTGCCTTAAATTCGTCTTTAACGGTAACACAAAAATATGCAGATGATGCAGCCGGATTCTTAAAAAACAATCAAGTTAATTTAAACGATTATGTTACTCAATTACCTGATACATTGACCGCTAAAGCTGCCGTTTTAGCTGCCAATTTAATTGCTACCCCATGGTACGTCAAAGAATGGGAACTTGCAGATAATGTAATTGGTCAAGGAAGTGCTGTCATTAGAAATTCTTTAAGTAAGTATGCTGATACAGGCTTGGAGTTTTCAGAAACCGAAAAAAAAATAGCTCGAATAAGCGGTTTTGTATTGCGACAAGGAGCGGTCGGTGCTGTTACCTCTATTCCAAACATTCTTGCTGATAATATGGATGGCAGTAAGTTCCTCAGCATGGATACTTTAAATACCTTAGGTACAAATTCTCTATATGCGATGGCGTTTGGTTTAGGGGCGCACTTCTTGGGCCAATACAGAGCCATTAAGACTATGGGAAGTACGCCAGAAGATATAATGACTGGTCCCATAAAAAGTATGTACAACGGAAATATGGCCGATACATGGATGTCTGTGCGCAGTAAAATGCAAGAGGGCCAAGAAGATTTTATGAATCAACCTTTTGTAAAAGCTGCTGTTAAAGCCTCTGGCCAAGATCCCACTGATTTCATGAATAGTGAATTAACCAAAGGCCATACGGTTTTGCAAGGGGAACTAGATGATGCTCAAGTAAATATAGAACAGGCTCGAAGTGAAGCAAATGATCTTGTAAATAAACCAGAAATAATGTTGCCATATCAAAACTTAGCAGACTCCGCCGAGCAAGCATTAAATGTTTCCGATGTCGCACCAGCAGATCGCAACGATGCCGAGAATATGTTTTTAGATAATATAAATAAAACTCCTTTGTTTGATCAAGCAACTGCAATATTACAAAAAGATCCCTTGTTGCGTACCTCTGATGAACGCAACTTTATGGGCGACATGCAAGATATTCAAAAAGAAAAACCACTGCTCGAAGAAGCCAAACAAAATATAGAAGATCCTTCTCGCGAGGAAGGTTTAAAAAAAGAATTAGAGAGTGCAACCGGCCGAAATACTATTTTGGAAAAACAAAAAGGCGCGCCCACTGAAATTGCTAAAAAATTAATAAAATCTGCCACTAAAAATTTGAATGATTTTTTGGAAAAAGAAAAGCCCAAGGTGATAGCTCGTATTCAATCGTTAAAGGGGCGCGCATTTCAATTGGAAGTTTCTAGGCGGTTGAGTTCTCTCAGCTCGCGTGAAAAAAATCTTAGAAATACTTTAAAATCATTCAAGGATACTGTTCCTGATAAACTAATTAAAGTGGCGCGGGGTGGTAAGTTCCAGACAGACGTTGAAGAAGCGCAAGCCGCTTTAGATAGATTTAGAACGACGACCTCTAAAAAATTAGATCCCATAAATAAGCGTTTAAATGAAATCGACTTCATGGAAAAAAATCCAGATGTTCCAAATCCATTATCGGATAAGCTTTCTGAAATTGATGATCTGTCTACAACAAGAAATGAAGCACAAGCACGTTTAGATTCTCATGAAGGAATTACAGAATGGTTTAATAAAGATTTTGATCCCGTCACCCAAAATGAAGTAAACAATTATTTTGGTAGACAATATAGTCCAGAAGCTAATTTTGCGTTAGCCGATAGTGACGGTTCTTATGAAGCGGCTGCCAAGGTTAATAATCCTTTTGCTACTAAAGACACTGAAACTTCACTCGATCAAAAAATAAAAGATCTTCAGGATGAAGGGCATTTGGAAGAAAGTGATTTAGATGATGTAAAAGAAGCCGATGCCGAGAGAGTGTTAGATACTACTGAAGATTCTGAAAATAAAAAAGGTATCACTTCAGTCTTCAAAGAGATTGGTGCATGTGCGACAGAGATTTTAGGAAAATTGGGAATTAAATAATGACTGCTATACCTCAAGATTGTGTAGATAAATTAGCAAACTTTATTAAGGAAAATTTGCCCGCTGCAAAATTTCTACGTACTGACTTGCGTAACATGACGGAACGGTTAGTAAATCGCGTAACAAATAGATTGCGCCAAAGTCCCAATATTTCTGCGTCTTCCATGATCGACAGAGTGACAAGAGAATTAATAGAGGAACATGCTCAAGGGGTTCGCGAAAAAAGTTTACAAGCCCGTGCGATTGCTGTCGCTCAAGGTGAATTGACACAATTACTTAAAGAGAATAATTTTGATGCCAAGGCCATTCGACAATCAATGAACGGTATTGTAAGTACGAAACCTGGGTCTCGGTGGGGAGCCACTCAAATAAAACAATCTCGCCTGACTCAGTTTTTGGGTGAGATGTTTCGTCAGATGGAAGAAAAAGGTTTGACAAGTACATGGTATCGCAAAGATGCTGGAAACGATATTTATAATGCCTTATCTAATATTAAAAATGCACTGCCTGCTCGAAGCATTACCGATCCGAAAATAAATGCCATTGCGAGCATTATTAATGAAGTGCAAGAACGTATGCAGAATGTTCAACGCGGTCTTCTTATACCAACGCGAAAGTTAGATGAAAGAATTATAAAAGTTACCCATGATCCTTTGAAATTAATTGCACAGACACCAGAAACCACTTCTATGTTACGTCAGATTCAAGACGGAAGTTTAAAGATAGCCGATCGAAAAGCATTTAGATGGGCTGCTGATGGGCTGCAGGGGATTTTAGGACGTGGTACTACGGGTGAGCGTTTTCAACAATTGATGGAAGCCAATTATCAAGTTTGGAAAAATAAGATTTTTTCGCATTTAAATATGGCCAAAAGTTTTGAGGATGTAGAAAATACTCCGGCCGCAATTGATGAAGAAAATCGAGGACGGTATGAAGCCATTACCCAATCTATGACTAATCCTAACGATCTTGAAAATCAAAAAATATCATTTGGTGCAGGATCAACTTTTGCCACTATGGCAGGTGGCGGAAAACGGGTATATTTTTTCAAAAGTGCCGATGATGAATATGCTTATCAACAAGCATATGGTCAAGGGGATATGCGAAAAATATTAATGCATGAAGTAGAATCGTTTGCTAAAAATACTGCGATTGTAGAAAAATTCGGGCCTGATGCCGTTCAAACATTTAATAAGATGGTAGGGAGCGTTGCCAAAAACGGACCGCATGGATTTAAAACCAAAGGTCGTCTTGTGCTAGAACAAAAGGTTTTTGCTAATCTCACCAGTGATGCAAGTAGCCCTGTAAATTATAAGTCTGCCTCAATACATTCTACTATTCGCTCATTTATAGCGGCCGCAAAATTAGGGTTAGTAGTGCCGAGATCCTTTGCGGATGTAGCAAGTACCGCTATGAATATGAAGATGCGTGGTAAAAATGTAATAAGTGGTTATCTTGAGTCAATTGGATTTGCGTTAAAATCCGTAAAGAACATTCCCCATGATATTTTTAATGAAAGGCCCCGGGTATCTGCGAATCAAAAAAAATTAGCCGATTCACTTGGAAGTTATATTCACTCGTGGGTGGGCAGTATAAATAGATTTGGGACAGAGACATTAGGTGACGGATTGGCCACTAAAGTTAATCATGCCATCATGCAGGTTACAGATTTAAAAGGTTGGGATTTTAATAATACCCATGGTCAAAGTGCTAGTTTTGCACGGGACTTAGCATTAGCAAAAGATACTCCATGGAAAGACCTAGACGTTGGAACTAGGACGGTTCTCGGTCAATATAACTTAGAAGAAAAAGAATGGGATTTATTAAGAAATTTACCTTTATTAAAAGAAGTCGATGGCAAAACCTATATGGCCCCTGATGGAATACGACAGGCTACAACTGCCCAGTTAGCGGCATATAAAGGTATTCCAGCAAAATTATTATCTAGCAGCGCAGCTACTCAATTACGAGATTCATTAGAAATGCGGCTATTGGGTATGTATCATGATCGGGCTAATTTCAGTATTCAATATACGCAGCCAGGGGATCAGGCTTTATTAAATTGGGGGTTAAAGCCAGGGGAACGCGGTGGGGAATTAGTACGTTATGCAACGATGTTTAAAGGCTTCTCTGTGGGGTATGTACGGCGTGCTTTAGGTCAATGGATTAATGCCAATCCTTACTCAAATAGAATTGGATGGACATCCTTAGCGCAGTTGCTTGGTGGCACGATGGTATTCAGTGGGATTGGTAATGCTGCGGCTGCTCTAGCCGGTGGCAAAAAGCCTGACATTGAAAGTGTGGGGTTTTGGCTTGATGCAGCAGGCCCAATGCTCGGCTTTTATAATGATATGTTAGAAGCCTCAAACACCAAATATGGCAAGAGTTTTGCTGCAAATATGTTGGGTCCCGGCGCGGCATTATTAGATAAGGATCTATCGGCTGTAGCTAGTATGTTTCAAGGTGCCCCTAAACGCCCACGCGAAACTCATATCATGGGTCAATTATCTACACGTAATTTCATAAATACCGTACGCGGTAATATTCCCTATCAAAATCTTATTTTCACCAAAGCTATCGTAGACTACATGATATCTTCTCAATTGCTGGATCGCCTAGATCCAAACGCAGTCAAGCAGATGGTCAAAGAAGCCAATCAAAACAATACACCTTATATAGTGAACCCCTCTTAATACAAAAGTGGGCGGAAAAATTCCGCCCAACTTTGCTTAGACTCTTTCTTTAATCGAGTACCACGTCGACCAAAAACTATCCGGAGGACAGTTGTGCCTGATTATAACAAAAAATATTTTTTAGTCAACTATTCGGAAATTCCGAACAGTTCAAAAATTAAGCATGTTCCTTATATAGTTAACCCCTCTTAGCGAAATCACCCTAGGGTGATTTCAAATCCCCCCATGCGATTTCAAATTGCCCTAAGCTCTCCTAAGCTGTCCTAAACTATCCTAAACCTCCTAAACATCATGACGGCTATTTGAAGCGAAAGTTTTACTGAAACGGGGAATTTCAAAACACAAGGCGAAAATAGGGGTAGTTTTTTTTATCCTTATTTTTCCTCGCTTTTTTCTTTTATTTAATCCACTGAAAAATATAAATATTTTTTTATTATCGAGGATCTTCTTATCTTTTCCTTATTTTTGTCCTTTTTTTGTAAATCCTGTATAATAATATATATGGAGAACGGATTCTTTAAATATACCTCGGACGGTAAACTCAACCCAGATTATGATCAAGATAAATGGGATTGGCTTTTAAAAAAGTCTAGAATTTGGTGGCATCACACTGTTTTTATTTTTCAATTAAATATTATAGAAAATATGTTAAAAAAAGACCTAAATCTCATTCAAGATACAATGAAAAAATCAATTAAAGAATGCGAGAAGTCCATGAAGCAAAAAATGGAAGAGTTTTCTACCAACCTAATGAGGAACTTAAAAAAACAAATGAACTCTGAAATTGCAGAATTAAAAAAAGAACAACTGACTTTGGAGGGACAAATTAAAGTTTTAAATAAAATTTTGAGGCAAAAAGAAAAGATGGTCCACCGAGATAAAAGGCTGGCAGCATAAATAAAGAACAAAATTCAAAATACTTAAAAAAAGATAAGGAATGAATAGAATATAAAAACCGTAGTTATATTAATAATCACGGGTATGTTTTTAGTATAAATTATAGGCAAATGGAGCAACTTATGGACAAGTTCAAAGCAGTCGCTAGATTTCTCAAAACCATACAGGCTCAAAATAGAAAAATGTTAGGAATGGACGAAGAATCTAAATCTGGGCTACTTTACGAAATTAGAAAGCTTCACGCTAAGAAAAAGATAGACGATGAAGAAGAGGCCAAATTAATGGACCCCATCAATACGTATTTAGATTGGTTCTCCACCATTGAATATGGCTTAATATTTTTAGAATGCTTTGACGAGTAGTGAATAATGATAAAATGGTTCCGTAAAGTCTTTGGAAGGCATATAGCTTTTCATTTTTATTATTATGAAGAAGATTCAGAGTTGGCCATGGCCCAAACTATAGGATTTTTTGAAAATATACGTTTTAGGCTTAAAAAAGATTTTCTTCATAGGGTATCAAGGGACAACGTAATTTTAATGATTAAAATAGTTGATTATCGGCCCCTTCCCGGCGTATTAACAGTTTTGATATTAAACCAAGAATGGCCACTTCTTCTATTTAAGAAAGCGACCCTCTCTATGGATTATAAAAGATAACAATAGTATAATAAATTATCATTTTTACAAGGAGAGTAAAATGGGTTTATTCAGCCTCGTAGGGGATGTTCTCACATTACCCACTTTCATCACGAATATCGTCAATAAAATATGGCCCGATCAAAATGAAAAAATTTCAGCTGAAGTTGCTCTATCTCGTTTACTGGCTCAGACTCAAACTGTTGGGCTGGAAGTGCAAAAGATTGAGGCGCAGTCGAGATCGAGATATGTCACGTATGCCCGGCCTACACTTTTGTATAGTATTGTTGTTTATACCGGTGTGTTCCTTGGGTATTTTATTGTACATCATTCTATACAATGGGCAACGGATATCCTACGCCTTTACATAGAGTTTGTAGCTGGCATCTTTGGAGTGGGCTATACAATTGCGCGCACCTTGGAAAAATTTGGTGGCAAAGCAAGGTAATGGATAAACCTATGGATATTAAACGGCCTAAACATGTTATTAGTTTCACCGAGTTACGCTTAAAAGATGATACCTATTCAAAAACCCAATGGCAATCGATTGGAGCGCGCGCGATCTTTAATGGATTTTCTGAATGCATGGTAGATTATCGGGCCAATAAACCTATATGGGTTGATTTAAAAAAAGTTGACCAATGGAAAAAAACATATACACGACCTAAATATGGCGAGTGGTCTACCCGGTCTAAACTTAATTTAGAAAAATTATATTCTTCACCCTTATGACAAAGTTTGTAGAATTTCCATACCTCTTAACCCTCAGAGACTATCAAAAACCGCTGTTTGAGGCGTTTTTTATAAAAAAAATGAAGCGTTTTGCTGTTTGTTGGCACAGGAGAGCGGGGAAAGATAGGGTATTTATTAACTTAATAATGATGGCCGCTCTCATGGATGTGGGTGGATATGGCATTAT